GCAATGGATCGCGCGAAACGAAAATAGGTGTAAACTAAAATAAAGGATTTTTGTTGTTTTGGCTCAAGCGAATGTAAAAATTGCTGTTGACGCTACGAGCGCTGTTAATAAACTTCGTCAAGTAAATACAGTTTCTAAAAAATTAAGTTCTAGTACTGATAAATTAGAAAGAAGCGTCCAAAGAAATAATCGAAGATTTAGAGAGACAGGCGCGGCGGCAAGGTCAGCAAGTGCAGGCGTTAATAGATTAGGCGCTGCATTTAGAAAACTTTTAATCGGTTTTTCTTTATTTAAAACAGCTTCTTTTGTTATTTTCAACACGCAACAAATAGAGAGTCAAAGAAAAAGTTTAGAAGTTTTAACAGGTTCACTAGAAGATACAAATAAAATAATTGCAGAAATTCAGGCTTTTGGTGCTGTCACCCCATTCAAAAGTTCTGATCTTATAGAAACAACAAAAAGATTAAAAGCGTTTGGATTTGAAACAGAAGAACTTGTTGACGTCACAAAAAGACTTGCTGATGTTGCGGGCGCTACAGGAGCCGATCTCGGCGGTATAGCAACAGCCTTTGGACAAATACAGGCGAAAGGTAGATTACAAGGGGAAGAATTGCTTCAGTTACAGGAAAGGGGTGTCAGCCTACAAGATGAGTTGATTAAAATGTATGGCTTTACAGCCGATGAATTTAGAAAGGCGTTAGAGGGCGGCAGAATAAGCGCTGATGCTGTTAATGTTGCTTTACAACGGATAACAGACGCGGGCGGAAAATATGCCAACGGTGCAATCGCTCAAAGTACAACACTTGCGGGTAAATTTAGCACTCTTGTTGATGGCGTTGAAGCTTTGGCGCGAACCTTTGGGGAAGTTCTTGATCCTGTTTTAAAAGGTGTTTTAAATAATGCAATTACTGTAATTAATACAATTAATAAAGCAATTAACCTTGGAAAAATACAATCAGGTTTAGGACTCGATAAAGCTGCAAGAAAAAATATTTTAGATCAAGCAAAAATCGAAGCCGCTGAAATAGTTAATCTTAGAAATATAAAAGATCCATTTGAAAGAAACGCTGTTTTTCAACAATTAGTTTCAGAAAGAGAACTTGACCTGACGAAAAAATTTGGTTTTCAAACAGGACAATTGCAAGTTGAAATTGATGCCCCACAGACTGAAGATGTAACAGTTCCAAAATTACTAAAACAAACAAAAACAGAAACAAGTGAATTTGATCAACAAGTAAAACTTATTGAAAGAAAAAATGAATTATTAACAGCAAGATTAGAAGGTAACGAAAAAGAGATTGAACAGAAACATCGCGAAATGGATTTGATTGCAGAAATAGGAATTTTTGAAGCTGCAAAGATTTTTAAAATGGAAGAAGGAACAAGAAAATTAGAAGAACAAAATAGAGTTCTTGACCGACAAAAAGAATTATTTACACAAATTGGAGATAATATTGCAACAGGTATTACTGATGCTTTGGTCGGTGCTATTGAAGGAACTCGAAGTTTAGGAGAAGCGGCGAAAGCAATTGTAAATGATCTTGCATCTTCTTTGTTAAGGCTTGGAATAAATACACTTTTAAAAAGTACTGGTTTTGGATTGTTTGCTAATTTACCGGGGCTTGCAAATGGTGGGCCGGCATCCGCAGGGCGTAGTTATTTAGTCGGGGAGCGAGGGCCGGAGATTTTCACACCAAAACGTAGCGGAACAGTTACACCAAATAACAAGATCGGCGGAAGTGGCGGAACCGTTAATAATATAAATGTAAATGTAGATGCGGGCGGTATGCAATCAGACGCAAATGAAAATCGAGGTAAAGAACTTGGCGTTGCTCTTGCTTCAGCGATACAATCAGAATTAATAAAACAAAAAAGGCCGGGAGGTTTATTAGCATAAATGGCAACCTTTCCAAGCGTCACCCCGACATATTCAGGATTTTCTAAAAAGTCCGCCCCCGCTGTTCGCACGGTTCGTTTCGCAGATGGATTTGAGCAACGAATATTCTTCGGGTTGGCTAGAAATCAAAATCCTAAAATTTATAACTTAAATTTTGAACTTAGTGAAACAGATGCTGATGTTGTTGAAGCGTTTCTTGATAGCCGTGCAAATGACCAATCTAGTTTTACGTTTACACCGCCCGGCGAAGGCTTTACAAAAACAGGAACATATTCTCAGTCAAGCAGTACAACTATTACAATCACAATTGCAAATCATGGATTAGCTATAAATGATGTTGTGACAATAGATTTTACTTCTGGTTCGGCGGTTGATGGTGTTTTTGTTGTTGTAACAAGTACTGACAGTAATACTTTTACAGTTACAGCGGCGGCAAGCGCAACAAATAGCGGTAATGTTTCAATTACTCTTTCAGGTGCAAAACAATTTGTTTGCGAAACTTGGTCAAAATCTATTCCTTTTAATGATAGAGCGTCAATAAGCGCTACATTTCGACAGGTGTTTGAACCATGAGTACGGACAAAATTGTTAGTGAGTTACAAAAAGTTAATCCGTCAGCGACTATTGAACTTTTTACTTTGACTCTCAACAATGCATTACACGGCGCAACAACAGTATATCGTTTTCATTCTGGGACAAGTTTAAAAGATAATGGCGACATAATCTGGCAAGGTAACACTTACACAAAATTTCCTGTTCAGGCTGAAGGGTTTGCATATGGTAAAGGTCAACTTCCGCGTCCGACACTTACATTTTCAAATGCTTTAGGAACACTTTCTGCAATATTGCTTCAAGTTAATGAATTGACAACAGGTAATGACTTAACAGGTGCAATTGTTACAAGAATAAGAACAAAAGCCAAATTTTTAGATCATGCAAATTTTCCACAACAAAAAACATCAGTCACAACAGTCACACCAAATCCAAATTTTGTTCAAACATTTACTCTTACAGTAAAAGTAGTTAACGTAGATGGTGCTAATGTTTTTGTAATAAACGATTCAGGTCAAAATTTACCTATATTAATGACCAGAGCTTCAACCTATATTTTTGACCAATCAGATAGTTCAAATAGTGGACACCCTTTTGCAATAAAATCTGATGCTGGAGGGGCACAGACTACAACTGTTTCTGGAACTGCTGGAAATGCAGGGGCAACAGTAACGTATCAACCAGCTTATCCATCAGCACCAAATGATTTGAGGTATTATTGCACGGTTCATGGTAATGCAATGGGTAGCACAATTACAATGAGTGACCCGCCAACCGTATCATCAACAGAATTTACAAACTCAATACAAGTTAACCCTTTTGGCACTCCCGACCCAACAGCAGAAAGTAAACAAGAAATTTATGAGATAGATAGAAAATCAGCAGAGAACAGAACAGTTGTTAGTTTTGAACTTGCAGCAAAATTTGATATGGCGGGAGTTCGAGCGCCAAAACGTCAATGTACAAGAACAGAATTTCCTAGTATTGGATTAATTACAGGATGACTTGGAAAGATCAGGCACTTGTTCACGCCAAGGAACAAGACCCGAAAGAATCTTGCGGCCTTTTGTTAAATATTCGCGGAAAAGAAAAATATCATCCTTGTCAAAATTTAGCAATTACATCAAATCAATGCTTCTTAATAAACCCCGAAGATTATGTTGCGGCAGATTCACTTGGAGAAATAATTGCAATTATTCATTCACACCCGATAACACCGCCTGTCGCTTCAGAAGCGGACAAAATAAGTTGTGAGCAATCAAATTTGCCTTGGCATATCGTCAACCCTAAAACTGAACAATGGGGGTTTTATGAGCCGACAGGATATAAACCAGAAATAATTGGTCAGCCGTGGGTTTGGGGGATTTCTGATTGTTGGTCATTAGTTCGCAGATATTACAAAGAAAAATTAAATATTGAACTTAGAGATTGGGAAAGACCATTGACCCCTGAAGAATTTGAAGCTGATCCAATGTTTGATCGCTGCGCTTGGCGAACAGGATTCCGCGAATTAAGAAAAAATGAAAAATTAGAAAATAACGATTTATTATTTATGTCTGTTGGCGGAACTGGTTTGAATCATGTGGCGATTTTTTTAGATGGTGATGTTTTACATCATTTTAGAGATAGACTATCTTGTAAAGAACCATACAACCCTTGGTTGTTAAAATGTACAGGAAAGAGGTTGCGTTATGCTTCGTAAAATTAAACTGTATGGAGAATTAGCCAAAGAAATCGGCCATAAAGAATTTGAAGATATAAATGTTGCAAGTATTCCTGAAGCTGTAAGTTTTTTAATAAATAATTTTCCAGAACTAGAAAAACATATGGCGACTAGATATTATAAAGTTATTGCTAATGATGAAGAAATTGGTGCGGACGAGCTTCACGATCCTATTGGTAAATCAGATATTTCTTTTGTACCTGTTATTTCAGGTTCGGGGGGTAATTTCGGAAAGGTGTTACTTGGAGTGGCCTTGATCGGTTTATCATTTACGCCGATGGGTGCAGGGCTTTTTGCAGGCGGTTCAGGTGCAGGCTTGGCGGGTGGTGGTGGTTTAATGGGTGCAACAGGTTTATATGCTGCGGGCGCTTATGGTTCGGCGGCTCTTGGTCTTATCGGTGCAAGTTTGGTTCTAAGTGGTGTAAGTGGGATGCTGTTTCCTACACCAAAAACACCTGAATTTTCTAGTGAACAAGATCCGCGTTTATCGTTTAGTTTTTCAGGGACGCAACAGACAAGCCGGGCCGGAACGCCAGTACCAATTGTTTACGGTGAAATATTTACAGGCTCTGTTGTGATTTCTGGCGGTATTGATACGGAGCAAGTTCAAGCATGACTGATGAAAAGAAAATTATTCGCGGTTCAGGTGGTGGAGGTTCGCCGCCGCCCCCAAGACAACCGACAAGAACCCCTGACACTTTACACAGTAAGCAATTTGCAACTTTCCTTGACCTTATATCAGAAGGAGAAATTGAGGGTTCTGCAACCGCTTCAAGAGAAGGTTTAACAGATAGAACAACAACGGCATATAAAAATGCTTATTTGAAAGATGTTTTTCTAAATGATACACCTGTTTTAAAATCAACAGCTAATTCAGCAAGTCCCTCAACGACTGATTTTAATTTTCAAAATGTATCTTTCACGCCGCGTTTTGGAACTGCAAACCAGACAAAAATTTCAGGGATTGAAAGTTCTTCTTCAATAACACCTGTCGGGGTTACAGTAACAGCCGCATCGCCAGTTACAAGACAAATTACAAATACAAATGTTGATCGTATTAAAGTATCAATAACATTTCCACAAATACAAAAAGCAACAACTGATGGGGATTTATTGGGTTCAACTGTATCTTTAAAAATAAGTGTTCAATACAATTCGGGCGGTTATACAGACGTAATAAATGATACTGTTACAGGTCGAACCGCTGACGCTTATCAAAGAGATTATTCTGTTGATATTACTGGCGCTTTTCCTGTTGATGTAAGAGTTTCAAGAGTTACAGCAGATTCGACAGATACATCATTAATAGATTCTTTTCAATTTACAAGTTTTGCAGAAATTATTGACGATGCAAGTACTTATGCTAACTCAGCTTATAACGCGATTAGGCTTGATTCTCAACAATTCAGTTCTATTCCTCGCCGAAAATTCCGTATTCGCGGAATTAAGATAAGGATTCCGGGTGCGGGTGCATCCAGTTCAGGAACACCGACTGTCGATTCTGCAACAGGTCGGATTGTATACCCTGACGGATATATTTTTAACGGCGTTATGGGCGCTGCCGTTTGGTGTTCATGCCCTGCAATGGTGTTATTAGATTTGCTTACGACTGAGAGATATGGATTTGGAACCCATATCGCAGACGCAAATCTTGATTTATTTTCTTTTGTAACCGCATCAAAATTTGCAAATACTCTTGTCGATGATGGATTAGGAGGACAGGAAGCAAGATTTTCTTGTAACGTAAATATTCAATCCTCAAGTTCTGCTTTTGATTTGATAAATGAACTTGCGGGCGTAATGCGCTGTATGCCGATATGGTCAACCGGCTCTATATTATTAGCCCAAGATTCTCCCAAAGATTCCTCGTTCCTTTTCTCACTTGCCAATATTTCAAGCGATGGTTTTAATTATTCAGGTTCAAGTTTAAAGCAAAGACATTCAGTAATATCGGTCAGTTATTACAACATGGATTCGCAAGATATAGATTATGAAGTTTTTGAAAATACTACACTTTCAGCAAAGATTGGAACTGTTGTTAAGCAAGTAAAAGGTTTCGCGTGTACATCGCGGGGTCAAGCTCAAAGATTGGCAAAGGCAATTGCGTTCTCGGAAGCAAATGAATCTGAGCTAGTGACATTTACAACATCAATGGAAGGCGGGTTGATGGTAAGGCCGGGCGCTGTTATAGAAATCAATGACCCAGTTCGCGCAGGCGTAAGGCGATCAGGAAGACTTGCAGGCGTTACTTCAACAACTGTTGTTACAGTAGACGATACAGAAAATACAGATTTACCGACAACAAACAGCCCGACCTTATCTTTGATTTTGCCAGATGGTTCTGTCGAAACAAAAGATATTTCGGATGTAACAAATGGCGTTGTTACTGTTTCTTCAGCTTTTAGCCAAACGCCGAATGTTAATACAATTTATTTAATTCAAAACACAACAGTTCAAGCGCAAAAATTTAGAGTAATAACAGTTGAAGAAACTGATTCGGTAAATTATACGATTACAGCTTTATCTTACATAAATGAAAAATACGCATTTATTGAAGATGGTGCAACTTTACCAACAAGAACAGTATCAATTTTAAATACTTTAGCGTCACCGCCTTCTGGTCTTTCTGCTGTTGAAAAAATTGTTCCGATTAACAACCAAGCTGTATCAAAAATAATAATTAGTTGGCAACCGATTAATGGTGTTTTTGAATATCAAGTTAATTATCGTTATGAAAATGGAAATTATGTTTCTGAAAAAGTTTCAAGACCTGATTTTGAAATATTAAATAGTCAACTTGGAACTTATGAAATACAAGTTTTTAGCTATAACGTTTTAAATCAACTTTCAGCAACTTCTTCTGATCTCACTTTTGAAGCTGTTGGTAAAACTGCAAAACCGCAAAACGTCACAAATTTAGTTCTTGAGCCTGTTTCGGATCAGTTTGTGCGATTACGTTTTGATAAAGCAACAGATATTGACGTGGTACATGGGGGGTCTGTGGTGTGCAGACATTCTAATTTAACAGACGGAACTGGTACTTTTACTAAATCTGTTGATCTTATTCCAGCAAAATCAGGTGCGACCACCGAGATTATAATTCCAGCAGTAGAAGGTGAGGTAATTTTAAAATATAGGGATGATGGTGGGCGGTTAAGCGAAGGAGAAACTTCTGTAATTATTAATGTTCCAGATCCATTTCCAAAACTTACAGTTTTTACAGATAGAGAAGATACTGACAGTCCACCTTTTGCTGGCACTAAAGTTGACTGTTTTGTTAGTGAAGATGTAAATGGTTTAGTTCTTGGGTCAACTACTTTATTAGATTCCGTTACTGATTTTGACTCAATTCCTAGTTTTGATTTTTTAGGTTCTGTTGATATTACTGGTGGAACTTATGATTTTGCAAATAAATTAGATTTAGGAGGCAAACAACCTTTAAAACTAACAAGACATATTGTTACTCAAGGTTTTTATCCAAGTGATTTGTTCGATGACAGAACAGCAAATATAGATACTTGGACAGATTTTGATGGAGATACCGCAACAGATGTTAATGCTAAAATGCTAGTTTCAACAAGTGATTCGGCTGCAACAACTTCAGTTTCGGCCAGTTATGCACAATCAACCACAACATTAACAATTACAAAATCGAGTCACGGTTATTCTGTAGGCAGTAATGTAGAAATCACATTTTCTTCTGGAAACGCAACAAGTGGAAATTTTGAAATTTTAACAGCAGCAACAAATAGTTTTACTGTTTTAGCAACAGACAGTCAAACAACAAGTGGAAATTGTACTTATTCTGCTGAATTTTCTAAATTTAATACATTTGCAAATGGAACTTTTATTGCAAGAACATTCAGATTTAGAACAGAGTTAACATCGGATGACCCTGCACAAAGCATAGAAATAGAACAATTAGGATATACAGCCCAACTAGAAAGCAGAACTGAAACTGTCAATTCTGTAATTGCTTCTGGGACTTCAAGTAAAGCCGTTACTTTTGCCAATACATTCTTTACAGGAGCTTCTGGAACGAGTGTTGGTGCTGGTTCAGCTTTGCCTTCTATAGGAATAACAATAGAAAATGCACAGTCAGGAGATTTCTTCGCTTTGTCTAGTATTTCTGGAACTGGATTTACTATTGATATAAAAAATGGCTCAAGTTTTGTTGATAGAAACTTTAAATATACTGCGACAGGTTTCGGGCGAGGTAGTTAAAAAATGTCAATTAAGATATACTTAGATAAAAAAGTGAGTTAAGTAATGGCAACACATGACTACGTTATAGCGAACGGTTCTGGTAGTGCGGTCAGAACGGATTTAAATAATGTATTACAGGCGGTATTAACAAATAATAGTTCTGGTTCGGCTCCTAGTGCGACAGCAGCTTATATGTTGTGGGCTGATACAAGTAATAATATTTTGAAGATGAGAAATAGTGCTGATAATGCTTGGATAAATTTATTTACTTTAGCTGGTGGTGTAGATGTTGACGCTGCGAGTAACTTTGCTTCTACCGTTGTGTTTACTGATGATGTAAGTTTTGACGGTGCTACTGCTGGAAGAGATATACAATTTGACAGGTCAGATAATGCACTTGAGTTTTTAGATAATGCAAAGGCAACTTTTGGATCAGGTGTTGATATGTCCCTGTTTCATAATGGAACAAACAGTATAATTTCAAATGTCACAGGAGCATTTAAAGTGCTTTTAAATAGTGATGATAATGCAATAGTTGCAAATCAAGACGGAGGAGTAGAGCTATATTTTGACAATGCAAAAAAGGCTGAGACAGTAACAGGTGGATTTACAATCTCAGGAACTTGTACCGCAACAGCTTATGCAGGGGATGGCTCTGGTCTTTCAGGTATTAGTGGCGGTGTAACAAGTGATGCACAAGGTAATACTATTGCTGGAACTGATGCTGGCGCAAGTTTTAGCGGATCAAGTCCAGAAAATAATACATTATTTGGAAAAAATGCTGGAACGGCTATCACGACAGGCGATTCTAACGTAGCAGTAGGTACTAACGCATTCACAATTGCTACTACTCAATCATTAAATGTTGCAGTTGGTTTAGAAGCTGGAAGGTATATAACAGCAGCAGAAAATACTTGCGTGGGAGCAGCAGCAGGGAGGTATATAGGAAGTGGCGGTTATAACGTGGCTATCGGCAGATCAGCAATGCACAGTTCGTTAAGTAGTTCAACTGGACAAGGTTCAGGACAAAAAAATGTCGGGGTAGGTTATTCAACATTGTTTTCAATTACTTCGGGCAGTTCAAATGTATGTATTGGAGATGAAGCTGGTTATAACTTAACTACAGCAGGAAATTGTGTTGCAATTGGTAAAGACGCATTATATACAACAACTACCACATCAAACAATGTGGCAATTGGAACTAATGCTGGAAAATTAATTACTACTGCATACGATGTAGTCGCAGTTGGTAATGGTGCTCTTGATAATTTAACGACAGGTTATCGAAATGTTGCCGTGGGTAAAGATGCTCTTGGGACAGTCAGTACAGGGGTAAATAATTGTGCAATGGGACAATCTGCACTCCTTGCTGTCAGCACAGGAAGCCACAATGTGGGTATTGGAAATAGTGCAGGGCAATCAATTAGTACAGGAAGTTCAAATACTTTAGTAGGAGCTAATGCAGGATATCATAGGTCAACAAGTAGTAATCTAACGGCTTTTGGTTCTTATGCGGCTTTTGGTATTACTACAGCAGGGCAGAATACTGCTGTTGGAGACAATGTTTTGTACTCAAACCAAACTGGCGATAACAATACAGGGATGGGTACAAACGCTTTATATCTTTGTACTGTTGGAAATAATACGGCTATAGGTAGGTATTCTCACATGTTACTCACTACGGGAACTGGCAATACTGCATACGGATATATGGCAGGATATGATCAAACGACAGGGTCAGGAAATATAAATATTGCAGGTTCAGCGTCCTCTGTTACAGCAAGTAATGAATGTACTTTAGGCGGTACAGGTATAAGCAGTTTACGTTGTAATGATACGTCAATTAGTTCTTTATCAGACCAAAGAGATAAGACAGATATAGTTGATTTGCCAATTGGACTTGATTTTTTAAATACTTTAAAACCTCGTCAATTTAAATGGGCTACAAGAGAAGGTAATATTAAAGATAATACAATTAGGGCGGGATTTATTGCTCAAGAACTTCAAGAATCTGAAAAAACTTACAGATACCTTAAGTTAGTACATGATTACAACGAAAACAGGCTGGAAGCAAACGAAGGACATTTAATACCTTTATTGGTAAAAGCAATACAAGAGTTATCCGTAAAAGTCACAGCCCTCGAAGCAGGGTAGAATTTATTTAAATTAAATTTTATTATGAATTTTACGAGCCAAATGATTGCAGACATTTTTGCTGCTGCTGCTGATAGCGTTACTTTAATAAATCGTGATGCAAATTATGCTGCTTATATAACAAGAACAGCATCAGGCGATACTGAGGATACTTGGAAAGCTATGATTGAAAGAAATGTAGTACATTTAGAGACTATTAAAGCCTATAAAGGAGTAGATGAGACAACTTCGATTTGGACATCGGAAGATTTCACAGATATAGATGCTGCTATTATTAAAGGAAAGACACTTTATTAACTTATGAACCTAAAAGAAAAATTACAACAACTAGCTTCTGAAAGAGAAAGTTTAATTATTTCTTTACATCAAATTAATGGTGCGATGAAGTTGTTGGAACAGCAGATTCTTGAAGCTGAACCCGAAGAAAACCAGCCATCAGAAACAAAGGCATCAAAGCAACCAGAAGAAACAGCGTCATCAACGTAAGGGGCGCTGCTAATTTTATTAAAATTTCTCTAATCATGGCAAAAATTTCACAGATATTATCTATTTTAAGTTTTATACTTAGCGCGTCAACTGTCGGCGCTGGCGTCTATGGTTACATGATGGTAACAAGTGAAGATTTTAAAGAAAAGATGATTCAGGAAGTAATCAGTAATATAAAAATGCCAGAAATGCCAGAAATGCCAAAAACAACAGGCGGTGTTTCCCCTTTTAAAATTTAAATAGTTGACAAACCTATTTAATTATATTATAATTAAAGTGTAAGGCAAACCAAGGCAAACCAAATGAGATTCGTTGATTACACTACATACAACAAACAGCCAATTACTGTAAAAGAGGTTGAGCAAAAAATTGCTGATCTTGAAAAGACCTATCAAGAATTTGGTTTTGGTATTACTTGCGATGCTTTCTTTGATCAACTCGATGTTTTAGACGGCTTGATGGATGAAGCTGTTGATTTTGAAAACTGGCAAAAACAAATGCAAAATTAATTTTTAGATTTTGGAAATACCAGAAATAAATATTCCAAATATAGATATTCCTGAACCTATACATATTGAACCGCCAATCGTTGTTGATACGCCTATAACAATTGATATGGGCGTTCCTGTAATTGATGCGCCTTGCGCTGTTGTACGCGATTCTGTAACAGGTGGAAGCGATCATTTCAACAACGATCCCGATGGCAATGTCGCTTTATGTGATGCGACAGCCCCTTTTTATTTTGCGCCCGACTATTCACCGACTTCAAGAATAATTACGCCGAAACAGAATACAAATACAGAAGCGCCAGAAATTCCTGATATAAAAACGCCAGAAATTCCAAAAACAAAAGAAAATGACGATAATAACGTAGTCGAAAAAAAAGAAATTGATTGCCCTGCGAAAGACCAACAATACAGATTAAACGATGTAAGAAATGCCGAAGCTGATGAAAAAGTAATCGGCTTTGAAATATTAGACGGAAAATGTATCGAGGTATGGGGTAAAACTGACATCGTTTCAAAATATCTTCCCTCGTCTTCTGTAGTAGCGACAACTTTAGTCGTAACAATCGTTGCAACATCAGCGGCAACAGCAACGCCCTTCATAACGCGGCTACTAAAACCAATTTTTAAGCAAGCTATAAACCGTTTTAAAAAATTACTCGGCAAAAAAACAGGAACAAAATTTAATTCTTCTGCACGTCAGAAGAAACAGAAACTTTTTTCAAAGAATGTTGATGATTAATTAAAGTATTGCTTGGATTTGTTAATTGGACATCTTCGCATAATTTATAATATTTTGACGAAATTTTAAAATTATAACCTTTGGATAGTAAATCACCGCACGTTTTTAAGCGCCCTAATTCTAGAGCATACATATTGTCGTTTACTCTTGCCTGTATTAAATCAGATTGTCTTTGTTGAGCTTCGCGGCATAGCTTCACCGCCTTACGATCTAGTGAAATATTCCAAGATAAACTGATCCCCGGCGAGATACTATAAGTATCTTTTTGTGCTGTTCTTATTGTTTTATATCCGATAATTTGACCGGGATTGTCAGGATCGCCGTCACCGATCACAGTTCCGTTTGCATCTGTCGCGCCTTGCGTATCTTTAACTGAATAAATAGGATCTAAATAGAAATCCTGATAAGGTTTTGTAAATGATGCCGATGAAGTGACGAAGGGTTGGATGACTAATGTATCAGATTGACAAACAACGGTATTTAATCCGACTTGATTTTGAAACTGTCTTGTCGGCATATTCATCACCCCTAAATTCGTAACGCTTCCGGAGGAATTTGATACCGGATTATTTGTCATATTGGTATTTGCAAAACTTGGAAACTGGACAGAAAAAAATAATATTGCGCTTGCGATCTTAAATTTTTTTATCATTGCGTAAACGTACTTGTCGATTCTGTTACGCTCTGAACCTCAATTGATCTATCAATATGAACATAAGAATTTAGCCCCGGCCCAATATAACTTTCGTGAAATTGTGTCGCTGCGCCTGCCGTTGTTTGTTTAAATGCGGGTTTTGTTGATAAATTTATTCCTGTTGTTGTAGAAGTAACGCCGTTTATTGTTTGAGTAACCCCTGCAATCGCTTCAGGGCTTATCGTACCGCCCGCCGTGACCGCTTCGACATTGGTTCCGCCTGTTGTGTATTGATAGCCGGTAGAGTAAGAATAAGACGAAATAATTTCTCGCGTTGATTGTGAACTTGTGGTTCTAGAAATAGATGAGCCGGCTGAAAAATTAGGAATAACTGGGATTGCAAAACACGGCGTAGAAGACAACAACAAAAAGCTTACAAATAACCGCCGCATTATTGAATTTCGATTGAACTCGTAATTGATCCAGTTACACTTGAACCCGCTGCGCCTGCGCTTAATGTAATTGTTCCGCCTTGTACTGAAGTAATCCCGATTGACTGACCTGTGCTTGATCCACCTGAATATGTGATTGTATCACCTGTAACAGGTAAAGAACTAACAACGCCACTTGAAACACTTGCTGTTGTAACTACAGCATCGCCTTGAACGAATGATTCCGAGAATGAAGTAGCTGCGCCGGCGGTCGTTTGAGTGTAAGTCCCGATGCCATGAGTAGCGGCCACGCCTGTTAATACTGAACTGTTATCAAGTGCGGGTGAATCTAAATGCCCCAAAGTTCCCGCCGAAATTCCTGTCGAACTCATCGAATAGGTCGAACCAATCCGTTTTGCCTGCGAATAGCTGCCATCAACCACACCTTGAGCCGATGCCGTGATTTTGTGGACATA